AGCAAGAGAAACTGGTCGCGACTTTCTGCGCGGACAATTTGGCCCCATTTATCCTCAACCGGAGGAAGTCCACCTGAGCCCGGCCGTGGAAGCCCCCCTGCAACAACGTTTCCATCTTTGACCGCATAGTCCCAACCGAACTCTGCACGACCTCGAGATGGCATAATGTGTGGGTGGCGGCCATCGACATCAAATGCGTTTTGTCTTCGTGATCGAAATTTTCGTCCGAAATCGACGAAAACATGGAGGTGAGTACCTTCATCAGCGTGATCCTCTCTTCCAATGATACACTCAGCTCCAAGAGATGAGATGTGGTCGAGAACGGACCACTCAGATAGATCGCCAGACTGTGCATACGTGAGGAGGACATAACGAGAATTGAAACTGAAAGGCATGTGTCCCACAAGAGTCCTGGGCAAACTAATATTATAGCCCAGGACACAGGACACACTCCCACTATAAATACCTGTGTTCCTCCTCACAAAAAGTCATGACGACACGACATGGCTTACCGCATAACTTCCTTTCGTCCGAAAAGGCGGTCAACAACCAAGAAAACAAGACGCCGTTCCGCACGGCGCTATCGCTCCACCGGGAAAACGCGACGCTCCATCCGGAAACGGCCAATGTCCAAGCGCAGCATCCTCAACATTACATCAATAAAAAAACGTAATGGAATGCTCACGTTTTCCAACACGACCAGCACTGGATCCCTTCAAACCCCCGCCGTTTCTCCTGCGTATATTCCCGGCAACGCCACTGCCCGGTTTCTATGGCAGGCAACTGCTATGGACCTGACTGACAGCGCTGGTGCCGGCAACCGGTTCATCGATACGGCTGCACGCACTTCAACCACTTGCTTTATGAAGGGTCTTTCAGAGCACGTTAAGATCCAGACCTCTTCCGGCATTCCCTGGTTCCATCGCAGAATATGCTTTAAGTTCAGAGGTCGCGGTCTTGCCCAGAATGCGGCTGAAACTTCACCGCTTTACGCCGAGACGTCAGCCGGCATGCAACGCTTATTCAACAACATTGGCGTTGATTCAGCCCCCATTACTTTGGCGGCGCGTGAAGCTATTATTTTCAAGGGTCAAATCCAACAGGATTGGAATGATCCCATTATTGCCCCCGTTGATACTGCCCGCGTCGATCTCATGTTTGATAAAACCTGGACATTGAAATCCGGAAATCAGAGCGGCACTGTTTACGAACGTAAACTTTACCACCCTATGAACAAAAATATCGTGTACAACGACGACGAGCAAGGCAACAATAAAATCACCAATTTCGATTCAGTTACGTCAAAGCAGGGTATGGGAGACTATTACGTGTACGACATAATTAGTCCCGGCCTTGGCGGTACTTCAACAGATATAGCGGCGATCTACTCGAACTCTACTCTGTACTGGCACGAAAAATAGGCTCTTTGAGCTCCACAAAAATACAATTGGCTTCCAGCCACCTGATGTCATTGTCAATTTCGTCCACCCTCCCCCTGCCAGTGCGATCCGTGATGTCTGCCATAAGCTGCTGCCTAGGATCGTGATTACTCAACCAAATGCAGGGCCTACCCCACTCGACCTGAACAGGATCTCTGTACAGCTTTTTAACAGACACAACTTGCTGTGCTCCAAGCCACTCCTTAAAACTCGGGAACATCCCGAGTCCCCCGCGCATATCATCGAAGACTGCATATTCCGCGTCAGGCATATCTCGAAGGAGTGTAGCTCCTGACATAATACCGACGATGTAAACATGGGGTCCCAATGATCGAGCCCATAGTGTCTTTCCAAGTCGTGAGTCGCCATACAATACAAGGCTTCGCCTTCTGCCTGCTTAGTCAGCATTAAGTATACCTTGCACGCGGTCGAGATTTGCTCGTGACCAGCTTGCCTGGTCCGAGCGCGAGACACGTGCGAAAGGCAACGCTCCTGCCCAACAAAATCCAGACAGAGTTATGATCTGCCCCGCAGGGATGTAAAGAAGATTAGCATACCTTCTATTGGATCATCTCCAAGAGACTCTCCTCTCCATCGAGCCAGCTCAGGTACCATTCCAAGCTCAAAGCTGATCCCATCGGGACCCACGTAGGGTTCGATTCGTTCGGCGAAGTATCGGTCTGCGTAGTCGAGAAGTTCGCGGTGTCGCAAGACGAAAGACTTTGGGTCCAGCTTCTGAACAAGCAAGAGAAACTGGTCGCGACTTTCTGCGCGGACAATTTGGCCCCATTTATCCTCAACCGGAGGAAGTCCACCTGAGCCCGGCCGTGGAAGCCCCCCTGCAACAACGTTTCCATCTTTGA